TTTGACCAGCCAACGCCAGACTGTCTGTGTTCTAGCGGCGGCGGCGCGTTGACTGATCCCAGGTCCTGTTAGGTACTCTCACCGACATCTAGTACCCCTAAAGCCGGATGTATTTGCACAGGACCAGGGATCAGCTGATCCCAGGTCCTACCGGCCGAAAGGTCCATTGTCGGCACAAGTGTATCCACTTGATAAGACCAGGAATCAGTGATCAGTCACTATGCTACGCGGGGTGTGGAGCACATTTGATTACCACAATCGCTGGGGGCCTAATCCAGTAAGCGCACGCCGTGTTCTAGTGTTTATACTCACAGTCAACAATGACTGATCCCAGATCCATTGTTCAATACGAGCCCCGTCGACTTTAAGGCACAATGGATCTGGGATCAGTACAGGTCATGAGAAGACGGCTCGTTAGCGGTGTGACGCATAACCTGTAGTAGATCACAGAGGTTTCCCAATTTTAAGTGTAGTACAACCCTCTAAATCGAACACTATTAACTTTAAATTGTTGATAGTTAAAATTAATAAATCACATATAATGCTTGACTATCCTATTGTCAAGTGATAAATTAAAAACAATTAAATAAAAAACAGAAAGGCAAAAATGATGTACTTAATAATAAAAGAAACTAAATTTGATAGCATAGATAATATTTATCAAGTTATCAATTTTACAACTGACCTTAATAAAGCAAATGATATGTTGCAAGGTTATAATTTAATAAAAAAAGAAAATAATGTTATTTATACTTTAGTCAAGTATGAACAACCATTAAAATTAGAAAGAGAGGTAGCATGACTAAAATAAGAATGAATACAGAGTTAAGAAACAAACTTTTTAATAAAATAAAAACTGTTTTTGAAAATGAGGACACGCAAGAACGTGAGGCATTTCTTCAAGCAAGAGAAAATGTTGATCTTGAATATAGTGTTGCACACAATCTTGCAAAGCGAGTTGTTCAAAGAGCATATCCACCAGAAGATGTTTCTGTTTTAAGAACTTTTAAAAAGAAATATGGAAGCCCTTGTGATGTTGTTGCAAAAGATAAATGTTTTTACTTTGCACATAACGAAGATGTAAATGACGAGGGCGAAACAGAAGAAACAAAATCACACTTTGATTTTGGTTTGTTTGGCAATCTTTGTGGTAGTGAGTATGGACATGAGGACGGAAAAAAATTTGCGTTTGCATATTTTAGAGAAGATTTAAAAGCTATGGATTGCAACCCAGATATTTTTGCACAACAATCAGAGAACAAAGATAACCCACACAAAACAAAACATGTTGAAGCTTGTTCAAAAGCATTAGGATATACTAACTATCATAGTGATAACAATACCGGTATGGCAAAAACTTTTGATGACCAATACTATCTTGATGTAATTGGAACATCTTATTGTAGATCAAGAGCAATAGCTTGTACTAAAGATGAGTATTTAATGTTTGAAAGGTGGAGAATTGCAAAAGGTAATTTGGTATCTACACACCAAACATGGATTGATACAATTCAAAAACAATGCGATCAATTAAAGATTGGATTGAAAGCATACAGGTATCTTAGCGAGGGTATTGAGTTGGCTACCGAGTTAGGTATTCAAGTTGATGAGGCCGAGTTAATTAGAACTAACTCAACAGGTTTGACTATCTACAATCCTAGTAATTTGGCTAGTATGATTAAAGGTATGAAGAACAAAAATCAATCAAGAGAGGCGAAGATATTGGCTAGAAAAAAATATGAAGAAAGTCTAAATTAAAGATTGACAGGGGTTATCCTATAATATAGGATAATCCCAATACAAATAGAAAGGTATAATTATGGAAAACAACACACAATTTAAAATAACTTATTATTCTAATAAGGATAAAAAACACATAACAAGACAAGGCAAGTGGGACGAGAAGTGTAGATATTGGACTTCTAAAGTTGGTGCAAAATTAATGACATATTTTGACATGGACGCACAAGGGTATAGAACAGCCAAAGGTAGTTGGAAAGTGAGGTTTTAATGGCTGAACTACATGAAGAACATTTCGAAGTAATAGACAGAAACAAAGATATTAATATGCAACGCAACAAGATTAAATTCTTAGAAGATAGAATTGCAACACTAGAAAAATCTGTTGGAAGTTTAAATAAATTAATTGCTGAAATATGGAAACATTTGGAGGGAGATAGCAATGCCAAATAAACATTTTTGCCAAGGACCAACCTGTCATGAACAACCAACACAAGATAGATTTCAAAAATCTAGAGGTGTAATTAGAGGTAGATATGCATACTTTGATCGTGACTTTGAAAATCATCATTACACAAATAACTCGGATAAATATTTCTGTAGTCAACGATGTAAGTTTGAATGGTTATCCGAAAACATGGAAAACATTGAACATGGTCGACCGATAGAGTTTATTAGACACAGACGAGAGTCCGGTGGAACTCCAAATTTATGGTATGAAAAAGTAACTCAAGAAACACATTGGGGAAATAGAAGTGCAATCAAAAAAGTTGAAAGAATTAATTCTAGCGAAGATGTTGACAATAGGACCGAAATAGACTAGGATAATCCTATTAACAAGAAAGGTATAAATGACAGAACAAGTAAAAGCAAATACAGAAGTCAGTGAGTTTAAGATCATTGACGATGAGAAGAATACTCCAACACTTAAAGAGGCGCAAGCTTTTGTAGGTGGTAATGTTGAGTGTATTGGATGGCCAAACGGCGATCTATTAATAATAAACGAAGAGGGAAAGTTAATTGGCTTACCTCTTAACCCAGAGGCAACTATGCTGTGGCGTATGACATTTGATAATGACAACTACGTTACAGGACGTAAAGACTTTGTTGTAGGTCCCGCGATCTACATCAAAAAACATGCTCTAAAAAATTGGGCATAACCTTTCTTGCCTAGGCGCTAACGCGCCTAGGCTCACAGACCACGTACCATAATATTTATTATATCAATAGAGGTACCACACCCAACTCGAATTAACTTTGTTACTATATAAACAATACACCTTTACACAAAAAGGGGTCCCACTACTCTCGGTTGTATTGCTTGTTTTAGACAGATAACGGTGGTATAATACTTCTTCACTGGTAAAAAGGTGCAAAAAATTTTATAAAAATTTTTTATGAAAAAAAATATAGAAATAGATAAGCTACCTTCCGACGTTCGTGCACAGTATAAAAGATTTAAAGTTATGCATGCCGAAAAAAAGATTCAACGAAAAGCAAAAGATGACTTTATGTCTTTTACAAAAGCTGTTTGGCCAGAGTTTATAGAAGGTGCACACCACAGAGTCATTGCTCAAAAGTTTAATGACCTTGCAAATAAGAAAATTAATAGACTAATTATTAATATGCCTCCACGTCATACAAAATCAGAGTTTGCTTCTTACTTGTTACCAGCGTGGATGGTGGGCCGTAACCCTAAACTCAAGATCATTCAAGCAACTCACACCGGTGAACTTGCTGTAAGGTTTGGTCGTAAAGCTAAAACACTAATTGATAGCGAAGAATATTCTAAAATTTTTGAAACAAGTCTTAGAGAAGACAGTCAAGCTGCAGGACGTTGGGAAACTGAGCAAGGTGGTGAGTATTTTGCAGCTGGTGTTGGCGGTGCAATCACGGGCCGTGGTGCGGACCTCTTGATTATTGATGATCCACACTCGGAACAAGACGCAATGAGTCTTAACGCGTTCGAAAATGCGTACGAATGGTACACATCAGGACCGAGGCAACGTTTACAACCAGGTGGACAGATAGTTTTAGTCATGACACGTTGGTCAAAAAAAGATTTAACAGGAATTTTACTCGACAATCAGAAAAAAATTAAAGGTGATCAGTGGGAAGTGGTAGAATTTCCGGCAATCATGGACCACGGAACTGAAAAAAAACCTGTTTGGCCAGAATATTGGAAATTATCAGAGTTAGAATCAGTAAAAGCAACACTCCCGGTTGGAAAATGGAACGCACAATGGATGCAAGAGCCAACTTCTGAGGAAGGAGCACTAATAAAACGTGAATGGTGGAATAAATGGGAACATGAAGACCTTCCAGACGTTACTTACGTCATTCAAAGTTACGATACAGCGTTTTTAAAAAAAGAAACGGCCGATTATAGTGCAATTACCACTTGGGGTATTTTTTATCCTGAAGAAGGTGGTAAACCAAACATAATTTTACTAGATTCTATAAAAGATCGTTTTGAATTTCCAGAATTGCGTCGTGAAGCTTTAGAACAATATAAATATTGGAAACCTGACATGGTGATCGTAGAGCAAAAAGCATCTGGAACTCCATTAACGCACGAACTAAGACAAATGGACATTCCAGTGATGACATTTACGCCAAGTCGTGGTAATGATAAGCACGTACGTGTAAATTCTTGTGCGCCGCTGTTTGAGGCCGGATTAATCTGGGCTCCTGACGAACAGTTTGCAGAAGAAGTTATTGAGGAATGCGCGTCATTCCCATACGGCGATCATGACGATTTGGTTGATAGTATGACCATGGCAATCATGCGATTCAGACAGGGAGGCTTCCTGCCCCATCCGGAGGATTACGAAGATGAAATACAACCACCTAGGAAGATGGAGTACTATTAATGGCAGTTAAACCAATTGTAAAAACATTTGAATATTTTTTAGACCGATTATTAAGAGGTTTTAGAAAAGATCAAGGCCGTGAGCCTAATAATCTTGAAATGATATTAATTAAACAAGAAGCTGGCAACAAAGCGAGAGATGCAAACAAAGTTATAGAAGTACAATTTGGTAGACCTTTTGGTGAAGAGGTTGATGAATTAATTAAAAAGGGTGAGGTTAAAATAGGTGAAGCACCTAAAACTCCACCGTACGAAAAATCACAAGCAGATATAGATTTTGAAATAATGGAAAAAATTAGATCAGATAATGCAAAAGCAGTTAAAGCTTTTGAAGCTAGAAATTCAAATAAAAAAACAAAAGATGAATTTCCAGACACAAGAGATAATCCTTTAAATCCTTTTGATAAAAATTTAGATGATTTTGCATTAGGCGGACGTGCAGGTTTTGCAGGTGGTAAAGTTGTTTTAGGTAAAAAAATTTTAGATCTTTTAAAAAACAATAAAAAAATTCAAGAAGCGGTAGATAACATTTTTGGTACAGGTGATTATAAAATGGATGCAGAGATGGCAGCTGAGTCTTTAGTAGAATTAAATCCTAAAACTTTTGATAATAAATTATATGAAGACCTTGATGATGCAACAAGAATTGAAATTTATGGAGCAGTGTTAGAACCCATACAAAAAAATATGGCTTTGATGAAACAATTAAAAAAAGCAAGTAAACCAGAAAAAACTTTAGCTGCTATAAAAGAAGGTAAAGGTATTGATATGTCTGATCCAGATATCGCAGATGAGTTTGCAAGATTTATGAAAGAGACAGATCCTCAAGGTTCTAAGAAAATAGAACAAACTGTAGAGATTACTAACTTTGATCCTAAAGGTCGTAAGAAAAATGCAACAGGCGGACGTGCAGAATACTATACAGGTGGTATTGCAGATGTAGAACCGAGTCTTGATGACATTGGTCATGGCTCAGACTCATTGATGGCCAGAACAAGATTACTTTCACCTAATAACCAAGCAACTACATCAACAGGATTAAATTATTTGCTTCCAGAAGATAACGACAACATAAGAGTTCCTTTTTCTAAAGGTAAACTTGCAGATGCTGCAAGACGTAAGTTTATGAAAATGTTAGGTGGTATTGGTGGAGGTATTGCTGCATTAAAAACAGGATTACTAGGTCTTTCTAAACAGCCAGCTAAACAAGTTACAGAAGAAGTTGTTAAATCTGCCGAATCAGGAACTCCTCCTTCATACTTTTTTAAACTTGTAGAAAAAATTAAAAAGCTGGGTGATGACATAACAGCAAAAAATGCGACAACGGAAAGACAACAAATTACAAGATACAAAGATTATGAACTAACAGAAGATGTTGGAACCGGTGAATTAACAATTCAAAAAATTAAAACAGATACTGATTTTAACTATTATGATGAAACTTTAGCAAGAGAAGACTACATGAATTATAAACCTAGAGCAGGTCAGTCTGATGAAGCAGGGAGTGTTGCTGATGAATATATAGAAGATACTGGATATTTAAGAACTAGCGGACCAGACAAAGGTGAACTTTATGATTCAATGGATGGTCTTACTGATGATGCATTAGAAGAAATTATGGAAGAAGTAGGTGAAAAAGTTGTTAAAATTAAAAAAGCAGATGGCGGTCGTATTGGTTTTAGTAAAGGTAAACTTGTTTTTGAAAACGCAAAAAGGTTTTTAGAAAAAATATTTGGAAAAGAAAATATGGCAGAGATGCCAAACAGAGATCCTGAAATGTATCAAGGCATGTTAGAGGTTGTTGACATGTTTAGAAAAAGAGACAAAGAAGGTTTAAAAAAATATTTACAAAAATTCTTACCACACATGGACGACGCACAGATAGAAGATTTTATAGTTGGTGATGCAGAAGATATGGCAGGGCTCGGAAAGTTTGGTCTTGGTAATCTTCAAGGTCAGCTGATTAGACTAGGTAGTGGTAGAGACTATGCAGGTAAAATAGAAGCGTTTAAAAGACTTGAAAGAAACAAAAAACTTAAAGATTTAGAAATTACAGAAGATATGAAACGTAAACCAAACGCCTCAGGTGGTCTTGCTAACTTATTAGGAGAATAATGGCAAAAATTAATTTATCAGATTTAGAATCTTTAAAAGGATTAAAAAAAGCTAGAGGTGAAATTGATTCACGTGCGGGTATAGCCGGAATACTGGGTAGATCAGCACAAAAAAGAAATGAAATTTTAGACAAAGCAATCGCTAAATTTACTTATGTTGTTGATAATTTAGATCAAGAAACAGCGTCATATGTAAAATCATTATTTAATGATCAATTACAACTTGGTTACGAAACTACTATGAGTGGTCTTAAACAAGACGCTTTTGCAAAAACTGGTTTTGTGCCGATTGACAAAGAAACTATTTATAGTGCTATTGTTAATTTAGATTTACCAAAAGAACTTAAACTTGAAATGAATGCTATAGCTGACACGGCTAATAAAAAAGATTTAGCTATTTCACTTGCTAATAATAATTTAGGAATCACTTATGATAGTGAAAGTCAAGAAATAAAAGGACAATATCAGTTTGATACTAAAGATGGTAAAACATCTATTACACCAATTGTTACAAAAGACGCTGATAGTAAAATTGAAAAACGTATAGAAATTGAAAGAGCTATAGATGGTGGAGGTTTATATTTGGATGCTACACAAGGTGATGATACTCAAGTTGATTTTACGGGTGTTAAAGATGGAAACGTTTTAAATCTATCAAAAAATATTGGTTCAGATAATAATTTTGTATCAGGAGATTTTACAACAGAATTACCTCTTTATATGATTAATGAAAATTTAAAGCCAACTGTGTCAGGAGATTTTTATAAACAAGATGATTTTAAACAATATGGAATAGGAGCAAATTTTCCTATTACAGAAAATATAGCAGCAGATATATATTCTCAAAAATATGGTGATGGAACAAGCACTGATTCATTTGGAATTGGTTATAATAAACCAATAGGCGATAAAGGAATTTTTTCTATTAGAGGAGACATAGATACCGATAGAAATAAAAATTTAATGGCAACTTTAACTATTCCTTTTGGAGAAGGTGATGTTCGAGAAAGAGAAAGTATATTAATGACCAACGCTGAAAAGAGAGCATTAGAAGCAAAAAAAGCAGAAGATGCATATAATGAAAGTTTAATTTACGCAGGAAGTGATTTTAAGGAATTAAAAGATGCATTATCACAAAATCTTGAGCCAAAAGATTTTATAGGTCCTAAACTAATGGCTAGAGGCGGCCTTGCTGGTTTGTTAGGAGAATAATGGCTAATACTGTAAAAGATTATTCACAAATGATCGGATGGTTGACCCGTGATAAAACTACCGATGTTCCAGGGTCCATGGCCCATGGATTACGAACCGGGTTATATGATGGTGGAAGAGCTGCGTTTAATAATGGTCAGTTAGTACAACCAAGTGTTGATGGATCACGGCCAGGGTATGGTGGTGATAAATATTCTGAGTTGATAAATACTTCTGTAGAGGATTTAAAAAAATTAGGTTTTACTGGTGTTAAAGGAACAAAAAAAGGAAACCCTGGCGGTTATTATAAACTAACAGAAGAATTTAAAGAATGGGTTAGAAACAAAACACGAGAAGATCCAACATATGGAAAAAAAGAATTAAAAGACCAACCAGGTAGAAAAAGAGTTTATGATTTAATTATAAAAGCTGTTAAAAATAAAAACCCTGGATATCTTCTTGAAAAAGGAGCGCAAAATAAAACAAATACAGATTTTAAAGAATTTGATTATCTTACTATAGAAAAAATTAAAAACGATCCTTTAGTTACTAAACAATTTAAAGAATATTCTGGTTTAAAACAAAATCAAATAAATAAAATATTTAAAGATAGAGAAGAACTTAAAACAAAAAATTTAAGTGCTAGAGGAGAACTTAATCAACTAAACAGGCCCGACCTTACAGAAAAAAGAAAGTTTTATGAAAAAGCTGAAAAATGGATTTTACGTAATTCTAAAACTTATGTTGATCCTGAAAATTTTTACAATGCTTTTGTTAAAAAATTTGGAAAAGATAATCATTTAGTTCAAGCAATTGAAGGCAAACTAACTACAATTACAGATGCAACAAGAAAGAATAGACGTGGTATGGTTAAACCTAATTTTAGTGATGATTTTATGACAGAAGTTTTAGGTCAGGCCACTTCTAAAAAAGGTGCAAGAGCTTCTGTACCGATTGAAAATTTAAAAGACCTTTTTAGAACTACTATTTACACAAATAATCCAGATGTTAGACAAAGAATTTTAGATACGTTTACAGATATTATACCAGAAACACTTCCTGGAAAATCTGGATTATTAGAACTAAGAGAACGTTTAACAACAGACCCTATTTTAAAAAAATATAATCTTAATGGAGCTATTAGAGGTCCGATTGCAAAATTATTAGCAAATGATTTAAATCAAATTACTTTAGAAGATATAGCTAGTTTTAAAAGACCTATAGTTGGAACTACAGATATATTAAAATTTTTAGGAACTAGGGTTGATCCAAAATATAAAAGCATGTTTGAAGAAGCAACCAAAGCAATTTCATATGCTCAACAAAACCAATGGCCTTTAGCAAAAAAAGCTATTAACTTATCTCAAGCCATTCAATTTGATCATAAAATACCAGTCGCTTTAATAAACGAAGGTTTTGCAGACGATATTGATTATATAAAAGTAACACCAACATCAAAAAAATTTAATTCTGAAATAAAAAGAGACATGTTTGATGCGCCTTTAAAAAGACTTGCTAATGAATTTAAATTAAAAACTACAACATTAGATAGAAAAGCAGAAATTTTTGAAGAAATGAAATTTTTAAGAGATAATTTTAATAAAAAATATGGAAATTATTTAGACAGTATAAATATAGATTTTAATAAAAAAACCGGAGATATTAAATTTACTAATATAGATAAACCTGTAACTAAGAAAACAGATTTAGTTTCATCTCTTGCCGATTCTTTAAAGAAAGAAGGTAAGATAAGTGAAACAAAAATAAAACAATTACAAAACTTAGTTTCAAAAGGCGGTGCAAAAGGTAAGGCTGCAGCAAGAGCATTAAGTATTATTGCTGCTGGAGTTGGTGGCTATAAAATGGAAGACATTTTAAAAGGCACTGGATTAATGGACAAAGAATACGAGCTAACTGCATCAGCAGGTGATGCACCTATTGTCGAAAAAGGATTAAGCACAGGAGAAAAAGCAGCAGCTGGAACTGGAGCAGCATTAGGTATTGGAACTAAACTAGGAAGAAAAGCTTTAGGTACAGGTATACAGTTAGCTACAGGACCAACTGGTATAGCAGGTCTTACTTACGCATTAAGGCCCGAAGGTGGTTATGATTTAAGAAGAACTGGAGATAGAATAGGTTTTGAATTAGAAGCTGCCTTAGCACCAACTTTAGTAAAAGGTGTAACAGATATATCTAGTAAAATTAAAAATCCATTATTTAGAAAAGGACTTGAAACATTAACAGGAGTAAGAATACCTGGAATAATGACACCTACAAACTTGTTAAGAGCAGCAAGAGTTGCATCACCATTAGGTATTGCATCATTAGCTGGAGAAGGACTTTACGCACTTGGTAAAAAAGGATATGAACAACGTAAATTAATGGAAACTATGACTGAAAAAGAAAAACGAGATTTTCTTGCTGATCAATACGAAGATTTAGGTGGGGTATTTGGAGAAGGAGCATAATGAATAAAAATAAAAAACAACAAACTAAAAAACCAAACTTAGCACAACAGTTAAAAGCTAATCCTGGTTATAAATGGTGGGCAGTACCACCTAAAAAGGGACCGCTATCACAAGGGTTGAAATTACCGCCAAAACAAGTTAAGAGAGTCTAGGAGAAAATATATGGCAGATATAGATAAAGCTCTCCCTAACGAACGACCAGAAGACGAAGTTGCAGAAGAGGTTGATGTTACGGAGATTGAAGAAACACCAAAAGGCGCAGTAGAAATTTTAGAAGACGAAGAAGGAGCTACAATTGATTTTGATCCTTCAAAAGTTAGTATACCAGAAGACGGTGGCGATCACTTTGCAAACCTAAACGAATTACTTCCAGAAGACGACACAAGTGCGATTGGTAGTCAGTTACAATCTGATTACATGGAATATAAAATGTCTCGTAAAGAATGGGAACAAGCGTACATTGAAGGTTTAAATTTATTAGGATTTAAATACAACAATAGAACAGAACCTTTCCAAGGAGCATCAGGTGCGACCCACCCTGTGCTAGCTGAAGCAGTTACACAGTTTCAAGCTTTAGCTTACAAAGAATTATTGCCTGCAGATGGACCCGTTAGAACAATGGTTATGGGTAAGTCAGATCCACAAAAAGAAATGCAAGCACAAAGAGTTAAAAATTTTATGAACTATCAGATCATGGATCAGATGAAAGAATATGAATCTGATTTTGATCAAATGTTATTTTACCTACCTTTATCAGGTTCAACATTTAAAAAAGTTTATTATGACGATTTATTGGAACGAGCAGTATCAAAGTTTGTTCCAGCGGATGACCTTGTTGTTCCCTACACGGCTACCTCATTAGACGATGCGGAATCAGTCATTCATGTTGTCAAGATGTCAGAAAACGATTTAAGAAAACAGATGGTATCTGGATTCTATTCTGACATCGAGTTGACAAAACCAACAGGAACAGTCACCAACGAACTCGAAGAAAAAGAAAGAGAAGTCGAAGGTGTAACAAAATCCCAAAGAACAGATCCTTTGTATACAATTCTAGAATGCCACGTTGATCTAGACTTGGAAGGATTTGAAGACCTTGGCCCCGACGGAGAGCCAACGGGAATAAAATTGCCT